ACTATTCGTAGTAATGTAAATGCTAAAAGAGTATACTGGATTATGCCTGCTATCAAACCAGAAGTGCAAGAGATGGTAGATATTGTAGCAGACAAGTTTGAAGATACTGTTATTCGTATTAAAGACTTGTCTCCTGATAAAGTACATCCTACATCAACTGGATATAAACAATTAGCTAAAGAGATCAAATAATGGCAACTAAAAAAGCATCAGTACCTAAAGACGAACAACTTGAGAAGCAAGACTTTCCTTTGTTTGATGCAATTGCGGCATTAGACAGAAAAGATTATACTTTCTATGATAAGTTGCCTTTAGAGCAACAACGAAAGTTTACTTCATTCATGCTAGTTCGTTACATGAGTTACATCAAAGGTTCAGGTGAGATTGCAGGTTACTATGCACGAAGTGTGGACTATCACGCTAACAAATATATCTTTAATGAGTATGTGCAGAAACATCCTAAACTACAATGGTTGATGTTATGTGCAAGTAGCCCGGGTATGGGGAAACAATTTCATCCTTGGATCCCACAAATCAAAGAGAAGGTTAGTTTGTTAAAAGAACCTGCTCAACTAAAAGATATAAAAGAGTATTATAAAAAAATCTATCCTAAAGCAGGTGATGATGACATTACTGAAGTGTCAAAAGCATATGTAACAGAACAGAAAAAGAAATGTTATCTGGCTACTGTCTACCCAGAAATGAAGATAGCAGATATTGAAACACTAAGTCAAATGGTCACAGATGAAGAAATTGAGCAGTACGAAAGAGATAGAGGCAATAGGTAAGCCTAAATTCAAATGTGAGTTTTGCACAGGTGAGTACTTGCGTGAATCTACATTGCTCACTCACATGTGCGAATCCAAACGCAGATGGATGAATAAGGACCTACAAGGTAATCGTATTGCATATCAAGCCTTTGTTCAATTTTACAAAAAGAATAGTGCAAGTAAGAAGGCAAAGACTAACGAAGAATTCATTAAGAGTCCATACTATACAGCGTTCGTAAAGTTTGGCAACCACTGTGTAGAGATTAATGCATTGAATGTTAGTAGATATGCTGATTGGTTAGTTAAAAGTCAAATCAGAATTGACACATGGTGTACAGACACAAACTATACAAATTATCTACTTGAATACATTCGCACAGAAGATCCATTAGATGCTATTCATCGTAGCATTGAAACAACAATGGCATTAGCTGAAATTGAAAAGATTCAAAGCAGAGATTACTTACGATATGGTAATGTCAATAGAATTTGTTTAGAGATTACTAGAGGCAGAATCAGTCCCTGGATGTTATTTCAAAGTGAGAGTGGTGTCAAGTTTGTAGAATCATTAGAGCCGGGACATGTTAAAATGGTGTTTGACTATATTGACCCTGAAAAGTGGGCACTGAAGTTTCATCGTGAGCCTGAGAATGTTAAACAAGTTAAGGAATTATTGAATGCAGGCGGGTACTAGAGTTCGTATACCTTGGAAAAAGGGAGATATTATAGATTGGAATGAAACCTGTGCTTGGGCGATAGAACAGTTTGGATTACCGGGCAATAAATTTACTACAGATCCTACTGTAGATTATATGGATTTCTATTTTAAGGATGAGCGTGATGCTATATTGTTTCAGTTAGCACGGGGTTGAAGTGCAACAAATAACCTTATACATTGATGTAAACAAAACTTTAGAAATAGTTAGTGAGTTAAAAAAACACGGTTGGTTCATGGGTAAAGATTTTGATTTTGCTTATCATAAACCAATATATGACAACTTTAGCGGATCTAATTGGGAACCAGAACTAGAGAAGCATACTGTGTTTACTTTTTATGATGATAGTAATGCAAGTTATTTTATGTTGAGGTGGGGATGATAAAATTTATACCAGTACCTATTACTGACCACGATATTATTCTAGGCAAAGACTTCAACAAGAAGTTTGCTGATGAAATGAAATCCTATTATGCACCGTTTGTTAAAAAGAAACGTGATATTCAAGTAGCAAAAGAAACTTGGGAGTATGCTGTTGCTGATAGTATAATAAACTCGGAGTGGTGTGGTGCAGGAAAAAATGTAGTAGATGTGAAAGCCCCGACGGCTGACTTAGATGTTAAAGGTCTTAGCATTGGTATAATTACTGATAATCAAACAACTGAAGCCAGTTTCCTACAAAATAATAAACAAGAAAATGACGGCTTTGGTAAATTATTTGAGAACAAAGATTTTCTAGCATTGAAACAAATGTTTGTTGATCCAATGGATGCTAAAATAAAAGGCACTAACAATCTACACTTGCTTAGTATCATCAGAGAAAAATCTACTAGGAAAGTATATTACTGTTTACTAAAGGTTGAATCTAGTACAATAACTGATGGCGATTTTTTATTGCAAATGACTATAGATGGTAAACGCAGTGTAGCATTACCTATGATTGATAGTGCATACGGGAAAACCTACATTTACATAGCCAAACGAAGATTGGAAATTCGTTTGAACGGTCAAGGGTTAGAACCTTTTTTAGTTTACTCACATAGTTATTAAAATGGACATACGAGTTCAAAACTTTGACCAAAATCGTGGTTGGGAAGAAACTGATCCGGGTTGGTACGAACATCAGATACATGTTAGCGTGAACATGACCGAAACATACGATGATATATTGGAATGGCTGTATAATAGAATAGATAACTGTGAACGCCATGCTAGGTGGAGAATCAGTAGAGGGCTTATACAACTTAAATTTAGATATGAGCGTGATGTAATACTATGTAAACTAAGTTTTTAATGAACATTGAACATGAATTATTAGATAAGTTGGCGGATGATATGGCAAAAGAAATTGACTATGATATGCTTGTTAACTTGTTAAACTGGACAAGAGTTGAACTGCCTCCATTTACTGATAGATATAATGCAGTAGATATTGCTGATTGGTGTACCGATAACTGCACTGGTAAGTTTATGAACTTTGGTGTTAAGTTTGCGTTTGAGAAAAGTAAAGACGCAGAGTGGTTCATCTTACGGTGGAAATAATGGCAACAATACCCCACATACAAGACTATGATGATGACGATCCATTAATAGAACAGCGCAAAAGACGCTGGAACTATTGGGAAGCATTGAAGAAAGTTCGTATAGAATTTATGGCACAGAACAAAGAATTTGATGCGTATGATTTTGAAGATTATCTTGTAGGAAAATATGGTTTAAAGATGAACATAGTCAATGGCAACATAACAGATGGTTATGAAATTGTTGACGAAAAGAAGTACCTAATATTTTTACTAAAATTTCAATGAACAACTCACCTTTTGAATTATATTCAACTACACATGGCAATCATGTAGTACACTGGCCTACATTTAAAAATATTAGAGATGTAGATACTAGAATAAAACTACTAGATGTACTATTTAAAGAAGTACAATGTTTTGAAGTAGGATTAGGAATATTATTGCAAGGTGGGGATATGGACACATTGTGGATTGATTTTAGTGCATGGGCACAAAATCCTAATCATAGTTATTCCGAATACTTAATGGATATGTACGAGATCCGCGGTGTTGTATTCCGAAACAAAAATGAAGCAGAACAGTTCCAAAATATACTAGAAAAGAAATACATATGGAAAGTATTAAAGGCATAATATGGCAAATGATATAATGATAGACATTGAGAGTTTAGATACAACACCTAACTGTGTTATCTTAACTATCGGTGCAGTACGATTCGATCCTAAAGGTAGTGGCGTAGTTGAACGATTAGAACTAAGACCTACTGTAGAAGATCAAACAGAAATTTACAATAGAAGTATCAATGAAGATACATTGCGTTGGTGGAGTGAGCAAAGTCCTGAAGCACTTGAAGAAGCAATGGGAGACAATGGACGAGTCCCGTTTAAAGAATGCATGGAGATACTTTATAAGTTTTGCTGGAACCGTCGTGCTGTTTGGAGTAACGGTGCGTCATTTGATTGTGTAGTAATGGAACATGCTTGGAGACAAACATCAGACAAGCCTAATCCTATCCCCTGGCCTTTCTGGACAGTTAGGGATACACGTACATTGTACGAGATTACAGGAGTAAGTCTCAAAGACGGTGGGCATAGTACAAGTCACAAAGCAGTAGAAGATGCCGAAAGACAAGCAATCGTTGTACAAAAAGCGTATACTAAATTAATTAAAGCAGAATTGGTAGCACCTCGATGATAGGTATATTTGGAGATAGTTTTGCAACGATTGATTACCCTAAAAAATATCCTAACAATCGTAGCTGGACAGGATTGACAGCAGAAATATTAAATGAACACCATGTGTGTTATGGACAATCATCCACTTCAATATGGTGGTCATATGAACTTTTTTTAAAACACTATAAAAAATATGATAAAATAGTATTTACCTATTCTCATTACAGTAGATGGAGTTATTTACCTGAACATCTTATTGGATTATCTCTTATTAGACCCGAAGGCACAATTAACTCTCCGGGATTTGAATCGCACCAAGATGAATCAATGAAAAAATATGTTGATATATTACTTAAGGCACATCCTATAGTATACTCCGAAGAGTTACAAATATTCACCTATCAAAATATTTTTAATAGTGTTAACAACTTGTGTAAAGAAAATAATATAAAATTAATTAATTTAATGCCGTTTGAACAAAACTATGTAAATCTTGAACTAAGAAAAAAGTTAATTAATTTTTACATAGATATATCAAACGCTACAGGATCATGTTTAACTGGTTTAGCAGATGTAAGTTTTGGTGAAGCGTTAGATAAGAATGGTATACTACAATCTGATATCATTTTTAAAATGGGGATTGATTATAGGGCATCACATCTTTCATTAGAAAATAACAAAGTTCTTGCGTCCATCATAGCAGACACATTTAATTCCGATCAGATAGTGCATACACGATTACAACAAGATGCTAGATTTTTAAAGGGAACATTGTGTAATGAAAATTGATTCAGATATTGACATTGACTTTGGTGATAGAGATAAATTATTATCTCTAATCAAACATACGCCTGCATCAATGCGTAATATTACTCCTATGCGTAGACACAATACTGGTGTTTATATAACAGACATTCCATATGACCCTGTCAATAACATGTCAGCACTTCATTATGAAGATGCAGAAAAACGTGGATATTTTAAACTAGACTTGTTGAACGTTCACGTATACTCACAGGTACGTGATGAACAACACTTGATTGAATTGATGTATGAACCTAATTGGGCTAAGTTAAAAGATAGAGAATTTGTTGAGAAATTGATTCACTTATCTAATCACTATCAAAGTATTCAGAAGATGCCTGAACCCATTGATAGTATTCCTAGATTAGCAATGTTCTTGGCATTGATTCGTCCGGCTAAGAAACATCTAATAGGTCAGTCTTGGAAAGAAGTTGCAAAGACTATCTGGGATAAAGAGAATGATGGATATAGCTTTAAAAAGAGTCATGCTATAGCTTATGCACAGTTAGTAGTTGTGCATATGAACCTGCTTACAACATCCGTTTTACAAGCGTAATACTACGGCGTTTGGTCCTACGTTTATGTAGTTCACTTATACTACATGTAGGACCATGTATAACAGTCAGACTTTTATTGTTAAAAGTCCTTAAATAGGGCTTGAACATAATCCATTCTTCCTTTAAGAATAGATTGATGGGGACTAATCTGTTACTTTCCCACCACCAAACATCCCCTAATTCTAAGAATTTCTCCTTAACTATAGGGTCAATTATAGCACCATAGTCATAGATTGTGGTGACTATATCATCTCTATTCTGTACGATTCCAACATAATCTTGGTTGGCATATGAACATATAGTGATGAACGGGTGGTTTTCAGTTAGTTTCTGGAAGAATTCGTTTTGAATCATTGTTATTGTATTGACCGAAATATTTATCATCGGGTTGCCTGGCAATATATTTTGATAAATATGTTTATGTACTCAACTCAAGTATTCGTTTATACGCAACGTCAAATCGTTATTCTTTTATCAGGAAATTCCCCTAGGAGTTATATGCCTCAGTATGCCAAGCCACTCACACTACACAAAGGTGTAGACAACCAAATTCAATTTCAGTTCTTAAACCAAGAGCAGAAACCCGTCAATATCACAGGAAAAGAAATCTCTTGTAGAATATTAAATGCTACGGGAACTACGGTCCTTATTAGAAAAGCACTTACTATTCAATTAGGTGCGACAGGTATTGCCGCATTGATGTTAAACCCAGGCGAGCTAGAAGAAATTGAAGCACAAAAATGCTATTATACATTAGAGATTCCTGTTGGTACGTTTGACTATCCTGTATTCGTAGACCAAAATGCAGGTGGACGTGGCGATATGAATATCGTTAACAGTATCTTACCTAGCTTTGTTCCTAGTAATGAAATAACTATTCCTACTGGTCAGGCATATCCTAATCCTGATTGGTATTCACCTGATGGAGAATATGTACCTGATTCTAACTCAGTTGCATACTATACTAGTGTATATACCACAAGCGATAATCCTACATTAACCTTGCAAGCTACATACACTGACTTCTATGGTAATGTATTGATTGAAGGTTCTACTATTGGCAACACAGATTGGTATCCAATCAGTACAATATATAATTATAATGAAATAACAGACACGTTCCATTATAACATCACAGGGTTCCACCCATTCATACGTGTAGGCTTTGTAAGTAATGCGGGCGTAGTAACCAATATATTGGCAAGATAAGTATTGATTGTATGACACATTTGTGTTATACTATCTAAATGTTTGATATCCTATCAATAATTCCCGGTAAGAAAAAACTCACTCAAGGTGGCTGGCAAAGCTTTAATGCTGTGTGCTGTCATCATCGTGGGCATAAGACCGATGCCAGAAGTAGAGGCGGTGTGAAGTTTGATGGGCAAACAAACTGGTCATATCATTGTTTTAATTGCGGATTCAAATGCGGATTCAGTTTAGGCAAAAGTTTAACAAAGAACACTAGACAATTATTGATTTGGTGCGGGGTGGATGAGACACAAATTAGCAAGTGGAGTTTAGAAAGTCTACAACAAAAAGACATACTAGACTTTACACAGCCTAAAAAGAAAACTAAGATAAAGTTTGATGAACACAAGCTACCCGAAGATGCAGAGTTACTTGACCAAAATAACATATTACACAAAAAATACGTAGACTATCTGCAATCGAGGGGTATAAGTAGTAGTGAATATCCTTTCATGGTCACTCCCAACGAATCAAGTCGCATGGGAAATCGCATCATCATTCCCTATACATATAAGAACAAGATTGTTGGTCACACAAGTAGGTTCTTAGATAATAAGATTCCGAAATATATCAACGAACAACAACCTGGTTATGTATTTGGATATGATTTTCAACAACCTAATCAAAGTGTTTGTATACTAGTCGAAGGCATCTTTGATGCATTAAGTCTAGGTGCTTGTGCATTAACTCATAATACGATTAATGATGACCAAGCAGAACTACTATCACAACTTAACAGACAAATCATTTTCGTTCCCGACCGTGATAAAACAGGATTCGATTCCTGTGAGAGGGCTATTCAATTAGGCTATAGCGTCAGCATCCCGCATTGGGAAAGTGACGTAAAAGATGTTAATGATGCCGTTGTCAAATATGGTAGACTACCTACTTTACTTAGTATATTACAGTCTGCTACAATGAGCAAAATTAAAATAGAAATACAAAGGAAGAAAATTGGTAAACAAAACGGATTCTAAAAAGCAAATTGATTATACACCAGAAGTACAAAAACTATTTTTAAGAATGATGATGACTAACGCTGAGTTATATACTCGGGTTATGAACATTATGAATTCAGAAAACTTTGATAAAAGTTTGCGACCAGTCGCAGATATGTTCAAAGAGCACACAGACAGATATAAAGTTTTACCTGATATTAATCAGATTAAAGCAGTAACAGGAGTAGAGATTGAACCTATTCCCGATTTGAGTGAAGGACATAATGAATGGTTCTTTGACGCATTTGAAGCATTCACTAAACGACAAGAACTAGAACGTGCTATTCTTAAAGCCGCAGACTTACTTGAGAAGGGTGACTTTAGTCCTGTTGAAAAACTAATCAAAGATGCAGTACAGATTAGTTTGCAACGAGACATGGGTACAGATTACTTCTTTGACCCTAAAGGTCGTATTAACAAATACTTCAATGCGGGCGGACAAGTAAGTACAGGCTGGCCGCAGATGGATCGTATCTTGTATGGTGGCATGAGTCGAGGTGAATTGAATATCTTTGCAGGTGGTTCAGGTTCAGGCAAGTCATTAGTTATGATGAATATTGCATTGAACTGGTTACAAGCAGGGATGAGTGGAGTCTACATCACACTAGAACTTTCAGAAGAACTAACATCATTGCGTACTGATGCTATGTTGACACAGATGGGTACAAAATCAATTCGTAAAGACATTGACACAACCGATCTTAAAGTTAAGATGGTAGGTAAGAAGTCAGGTAAGTATCGTGTTAAAGGATTGCCTGCACAAAGTAATGTGAACGACATTCGTGCTTACTTAAAGGAAGTACAAATTCAAACAGGCATTAAGATTGACTTTGTGATGGTTGACTACTTAGACTTGGTTATGCCTGTATCTGTTAAAGTTAATCCTAACGACCAGTTCATCAAAGACAAGTATGTTGCTGAAGAATTACGTAACTTAGCAAAAGAGATGGGAATCTTATTAGTCACAGCTAGTCAGTTGAATCGTAGTGCAGTTGACGAAATTGAATTCGACCACTCACACATCGCCGGTGGTATCTCAAAGATTAATACGGCAGATAACGTGTTTGGTATCTTTACAAGTCGTAGTATGCGTGAGCGTGGTAAGTATCAGATTCAATGTATGAAGTCACGTAGTTCAACAGGTGTAGGTATGAAGATTGACTTAGACTATGACATTGAAACAATGCGTATTAGTGACAGTGATCCTGACGGATATGCGGATCAGCAAGCAAAGTATCGCCCGGCACCTAGTCCAACAGATATTATGAATCAAGTAAAAGCACAATCTACATTAGTTTCTACAGAACCTATCATAGACCAAGCTACAGGGGAAATAATAGAACCCCTGAATAAGAAGGTTGTAGTGGACGTTCAGGGTTCTAAACTCAAAAGTTTACTTAACAGTTTGAAGAAATAAGACTAAATAGTATATCATGCAAAAACAAACTCGCAGCCTATTGGAAGAATTAGAGTCAATCGGTAATAACCGTGATACAAGTCACATTATTGAGAGCCGTGGCCACAACATCATTACTAGTGCAATTAATTTGTTAGAAATGATTAATAAACACTACACGCCAGAACAGGCTGAGATCCTAGAGCGCAAGCTACTAAGTGCTATCAAGAGCAAGGATCAGAGTAGATTTGCTAAGTCACTAAAAAAGAACAGTAAAAATGAGCCTATCTGAATCCCTAGCAATATTAAAATCTAAGATTGACCAATTATCCATTACAGAAGATAAAGGACATTTGGATCATCCTGAGGATTTGATATTTTTAGGTGGATCACAGGGGGCAAATCGTGCGGTTCAATCTACTATTGCTACAGTTAAAAATCCAGCAACAGTTACAATCAAGTGGGACGGATATCCTGCACTGATTTTTGGTCGTAACACTGCTGGCAAGTTTAGTATTATGGACAAGCATATGTTTAATAAGAAAGACTTAACTGGTCGTCAAGTATTCAGTCCTGAGCAGTTTGTGGAATATGATCGTGCCCGTGGTGTAGACCGTTCAGGGTTATATCAAGTGATTGCAGACTTGTGGCCTGGACTAGAGAAGTCAGACAGAAGCAAAGGTTACTATTGGGGTGACTTGTTGTTTGCTCAACCATTACAAGACCAAAACGGTATGTATAAGTTCAAAGCTAACCCTAACGGCATTACGTATACAGTTGAAACAAACAGTGAAGTTGGTCAATTATTTAAAGGCAAACAAGCCGCTATTGTTGTGCATCAGTTCATTCCAGCAACTGCCGCAACTACAGACGAAGCTACACCACTAGATGGTGGCATAGGTACTTTAAAGAATAATAGCAATGTAGCAATTGTTCCTGCAAAAATGCCTAATACTCCTAAACTAGCAATAAACACTAAACTAGTTAACAAAGCTAACAGTGATATTAAAAAGTACGGAGCCGCTGTGGATCAATTGATGAATACAGCTCCTCAGGCGGCAAATGCATTCAAAGGATTGTTCACAGTTTATATCAATAAAAAAATTGTTTCAGGTGATCTGAACAATCTAGTAGACGGGTTCATGGAATTCTTTAATAGCAGACCAATGACAGATGCTATGAGAACTAAGTTAGCACAACATTTAGAAGCTAACAAAGCAGGACTAGTAGGTGCATTTACTATCTGGGCTAGCTTATATCAGTTGAAAATGTCTGTAGTGGACCAGCTTAATAAAGCCGCAGAAGCAAGCCCTGTCAAAGGCTATCTACAAGACGGTACACAAACCCAAGAGGGTTTTGTTGCTAACGGACTAAAATTCGTAGACAGAATGGGCTTTAGTCGCCAAAATCTAGCCGCTAGATAAGCCCAAATCCTGGATTTTTTTGTACCAGGACTAAATAATAGTATGAATCTATACGATTCAAACTTTTTAAAGGAAATTTATTATGGCAGGCTTTACAAGAACACACGGCGACGCACAACCAGTATTCGCAATGGACGTGCAAAATGGTCCAGTAGCACCATCTACTGCGGCTGACGGTACAACTACAAACTTTATCGGTCCAGCAATGGACTTCTTCGGTTTTGACTTAGGCGCCGCTCCAACAACACAATTAGGTGTTGACGAGATGGTTGCACAAGTTATGGTTTCAATTGAGCAATTAGCTACAGTTATGATGTATTCTGTATCAGCTACAGCAAACGTTACAAACATGTCTGTTGCAGTTTATCCAGTTGGCGCATACACAGCGGCTGCACTACAAACACAAATTCGTGCTTTAGGTACAGTTAATGGTTATGACCTAAGTGGTGCTACAGTAACAAACGTTGGTTTCCGTTTAGCTTCTACAGCTACAAGCGCAAGCTAATCAGAAGTTTAACTTCAAAGAAATCCGAGATTTATTCTCGGATTTTTTTTGCCTCTAAATATAGATATGAGTTTTAAAATAAGTTGCTACACATTATTTGATATCACCCAAACAGGTGTTATCAATCGTTCCAGACCAGGGGTAGAAGATGACCCTGAGTTATGGCTACACAAAAGAAATACACAGTGCAATTTTGACACAATCGTACAAGCAGTATCACTACGTTCACAACCTGAGGATATTACTACACCTAACTTAACAAAGATTAAGTTAAATGATTTTGATAGTTTTGGTTTTCTGTTTGAAGAAGAAGATATTGAAATCAATTGCTGGACCTTTGATTTTACAGTACAACACGCTAGTGTATACAATGATGGCATAAATGACTTGGGTTCATTGTATTCAGACTGTGACCAAGTACCCATGATAAAGACAAATACAGCATGGAACAAATTACCCGAATTTTTGGATAGCTCAGATGAACTTAGAAACATTTATTTTAAGGTGGTCGAAAATGATGAATGATATTGAACTAGAACGTAAATTCAGTAGAATGTTTGCCTCAAAGGAACTGGACGATTTACAGGATATTTCTATTTTTGAAACATCTAAAGATAATTACGTTGTATTTAAGAATTACAACGTCATAAAAAAATCTAAAACAGATGTAGATGTACGTTTGATAAACGGGGATTTAGTACATTCATTTTCCAGTATGAGAAACGCAATCTGCTGGTGTATTTTTGACAAACGTGGTAAATATGTGTTAGCTAGTAGGATCATCACCCTAGATAGAGGAATATCTAATGAAGAAGTACAGATAAACGTGCATAATAATTTGTTTAAAAAAGCAAAGAAAACAGACGATAAATTGATATTCCTAGCTAAATTGAACGAAGATAAGTTTAGACGCAGTACAATGTATCGTGAATTAGAGAGTTATGTAGGACAATCTGACTACTGGCAACAGCATCAGTTCAAATTAAAAACCGCACATTAAAGCCAAAAGTGATAAATACTTTATATTAGTCTTGGGACCCACAATTATGAAATTAACAGATTTTGACAAACAACCAGTACACAATGCTCAAAGAGCATTGAAAGAACACTATGGTACATCCATTGATGTTAGCAGAATGAGTTACGCACAAGTGCGTACTATGCTCAGTAAAGTTCGTGGTTTGATGAGCGAATCGAAAGCATCAAACAAGTTCTACGAAAGTACTGGCAACGGTTCATACATGAAACTAGTTTTCATGGAACAAGCTTTAAGCAAGCAGTTTGCTTACTTAAGCACACAACGTCCACGTATCGTTGTTGAAAATGAAGAAGTAGAAAAGTCACAGACTATTCTTGCCGCACAAGATATGGTTGACTCTATCCAGAAGATGGTTGAGCAAGTTAGTGATATGATTGTTAAAGAACTGCCAGCATTGGTTGATTCAGTTCAATCTGAAATTGGTGTTAATGAGAGTTCATCTTTCAGTCAACAAGCTACTGAAGCATTAACTTCATTACAAGCCGCATTGACACAAAGTCAAGCAACTATGAAAGAAGCTGTAAATGGTATCACTGGTCAAGGTGGTGCTGAAGCTTTTGATGCCGGCGCTGATATGGGTGCTGATATGGGTGCTGATATGGGCGGTGAGGAAGATTTCAGCATGGATGCCACTGCAGAACTACCAGATGGTGGCGAAGAAGAAGTTAGTATGGACATTGAAGAACCAGAAGATTTGGGTTCTGTCGGCCGCGCAAAAAGATAATATGAGACTCTTTGAGTTTGATAACAGTCCACTAGTAGTTGGCTTGGTTGCAACGACCAGCCAACTAAAGAGTGAAATTGATTCTGGTAAAGTTAAACCAGATTGGACTGTTCCAGAACTCTTGCAATACTACAGAGACAATGATA